GACATAAGAATATAACAATAATCTTTACAACAAATTTTAATTTATCTCTTGGTTTAATAATGTAATATTAACACATTTTATAAATCAATTCTAATGCAAAGTAAAATTCATCTTATATCTAAAATACACAGAAGTTTGTTTCACCTTCTAGGTATCCCTTTCGTAATATTAATATATTATTTACACCTGTCACAAGTTGCACTGTTCCAAGCTCTTCCCTTAAAGTTCCTTTTACACTTCTTGCATTTACAATCAAAACTCCTATTCTTTGCTCTCTCACTCATCTTTCTTCTAGCTTCTTCTGAATGTTTTTTCCATACATAGGATTCCTTTCACCTTTTATTTTATCACCATTTCTCCAATTAGGATTCTTTTCTCCTTTTCGTGTTAAACTAAGTAGTCTTCTAGTTTCTTCACTATGTTTTCTTCCTAAATTGAAGTGTGGAGTATCTTTATATTTCTCTTTTATTGTGTTGCTAATTTTCCTCCTAACTTCTAATGGTATAGTCTTTCCTTTATGGTGTTCACTTAATTTTCTTTTAACTTCCTCAGAATAATTCCTTCCATACATACCATTATTTTCCTTGATACTTAATCTAATCTTTGCTTTGTCTGAAATAATTTTTTTAGTTTTTTCACTGTGTTGTTTTCCAAAAAACGGATTTAACTCCCCAACTCTCAATGTTGCTTTTTGACTTAGTATTTTCTTTATTCTTTTAGTATGTTTTTGTCCATAAAAAGGATTCTTTTCACCTTTTATTTCTTCACCTTTTCCAAACTTAGGATTTAACTCTCCCGACTTAAAAGGATTACCTTCTCCTCCATCAGTAACATTAGTCAATCTAAAATTACTAGTTTCTCTATAATATTTAATTAATTCTTTTTCTTTTTCATATGCTTCTTGCTCAGTTAGATTCTCATATACTATTCTACTTTCACATTCATGTGTATTAAAATAGTCCCTGAAGTCTTGATTTCTACCACTCAATTGGCAGTACCTATTTCTAATACCTTTTCC